GGGCTGCTCCTGTCGGATCGGATGGTGCGAGGAAGAGGATGGGGGCCGCGGCCAGCACTGCGGCGGCCGCGGCCCAGCGGGTCACTTCGGGATGTTCGGAACGGTGACGACCAGGCCGAACGCGGACGCGAGGTACGCGTACCCGGCGGTGATCGGGGTCGTCCACGCGGTGATGTCGAACGCCGGCGACGACGCATCGACGACGACCGCGGTGCCGACGGCGAGCCCGACGACACCGAGGGCGATGTTCGCGATCTTCCGTACCTTGGGGCTCGAGACGACCAGGTTCGGCGTCTCGACCGGGGGTGTGGTGCTCATGGTCTCTCCTTGTGTTCGATGTCTCGGACGCGCCCCTCGAGGAGCGCGAAGCGGTCGGACTCGGCACGACGGTCATCGCGGTTCTCTTGCCGCAGTCCGCCGATGTCCGCGGACAGCCCGCGCTGGGCGCCCTCGACCGCTTCGACGCGCCGCTCAGTGGAGCGGGCGATGCGCAGCAGCTCGTCCATGTCGTCACGCAGCACACGGTCGCCGTGGTCGTTCACCACGTGATGCTGCGTCGCTGCGGTCGCATCCCGGATGCTGTTCAGCTTCGGGATGATCACAGCCGTCAGCGACAGCACGCCTCCGACCAGCACAGCGATGATCCCGCCGGGGTTCTCGATGAGCGGACGGCCGCCGGGCGCGTTCGTCGCGCCGAGCCACACGACCGCGCCAGCCGCGGCAACGAGCAGCCCGACCGCGAACAGCACCCACCAGACGGGAGGCGTCCGCGGCCGCGGCGTGCTCGTCACTGCTCGAGCCGACCGCGGGCGCGGCGGTCCTGCTCGTCCGCCGCCGCCGTCGCGAGCGCCGCGATCGACTCGTCAGAGAGAGTGCCGAGATTCGAGGCCAGGTAGGGCGCCAGCGCGGGGGCGAGCTCGACGGCCAGTGCCGCCTCGTCGACGTCCACCACTGTGCCGCCGACGCGGCCGAGGATGTCCTGCAGCATGTCGACCTCGGGCCGCCCGCCGCGGACGCGCATGCGGGTCTCGGCGGACGCGGAGAGGATGTCCTGCAGCATGTCGATGTCGGACTTCGGGCCGCGGATGCGGTTCTGCACGTCCTTGAGGAGCTCGCGGTCTGCGTCGGTGAACATGTCATCCTCCACGGGGTTGAAAGGCGTCGCGTTGGCTGATGCCGGGATGGCGGTGACGAGCGCGAATCGGCGCACGTCACCTGGGAGTTGCCAGTGCCACGGCTCGTAGGAGTAGGGCCGCACGAGGCCCGCGCGGGTGAGCGCCGCGATACGCGCCGGCGTGGGGTCGATGTCGAGCGCGACGAATCGCACGTGTGCGAGCGGAAGCCATGGCGCATCGGGATTGTCGGCAGGACTGAACCCCGACAGGCGCCGCGCCCACCCGTCGTAGAGCCGCTTCTGCTCGCCGTACAGGCGTCCGGCACTATTGACGCGTGGTGACCCGGCGGCCTGCCATGCCTCCACGACCGCGCGGCGCGCGTGCTTCCCTGGTTGCCCGGGGAGCGCGATGATATCGTCGGCGCTCATGTCACGTTTCCAGCGCTGTGACGCGGGCGGCGAGCGCGTCGAACTCGGCCTGCGTGATGACCTTTCGGTCATAGGTCGCCGTCGTCGCATCGGGGCGGAAGTACAGCGCGCTCGCCACGTCGGTGTAGAACCCGATGTTGTGGACGCTGCCCGGCTCGCGACGAGCCATGAGGCCGCCGTCCGTCGGCTTGTCCACCTTCCCGTCATCAGCCACCATGCGCTGTGTGCGCTCGGTGGCGATGTAGTCGCGGGTGCGGTTGATCTCTTCGGCGATCAAGTTCGCGAGCGTGGTCGCCGCGTTCACGAGCGCCATGCCGGCCGCGACCGCTGCATCTCCGATTGCCATGATTGGACTCCCTCTCAGAGGCTGTCGATGGTCCCGGTGAGGTCCGCAATGAACCCGTCGAGCAGGGCGATGGACCCGGGCAGCGCGTCAGCCGTGCGGCTGGTGATAGTCATCTCGTCGCGGCCGAGATCGAACGCGACACGGCTGGTCATGCCAACCTGGACCGGCACCCCGATGAGCGTGTACTCGCTGGGCTGCTCGGCCTGCGCCCGCCAGTCAGCACGCGCGGTGACGGTCACCTCGCGGCCACGGCCCTGCGCACGGCGGACGGCGTACTCCGCGAACCCTGGCCCCGGGTACGGCTCGTCCCGCTCGAACGTGCGCAGCTGTGTGTAGGGCGTGGTGAGCGCGAACGAGTCGCGTCGCTCCTGCGGCACCCCGTCGATGTCCAGCCACCGGTAGACGACGACCGCGGCATCGAACCACTCGGACTCGTCGCGGCTGAGCGCGTCCTCACCGTCGATGAGGTTCACCCCGTACCGGACGGTCAGCGATCCCGGCGCGGCGTACGACGAGTCGCGCAGCGTCCACACGCGACCTTCGTCGCAGACCATACGCAGCCCTAGAGACTGCAGGATCCCCGCCAGGAACGCGATCCCGCTCACCCCGGAACGCCACGTCAGCAGGTCAGGGGCGCGGTCGATGAGCGGTGTGCGGACGCTGGTGTCATCCTCGTACGAGTAGGCGTACTCCTCATGGTCGGCGATCGTGTCACCGTCGAAGTACCAGTCGTCCGTCTCGTCCGGGGTCACTTCGGAGACGCGCCACCCGGTCGTGTTCAGCGACTGCCCGACCGACATGCTCACGGTCGTGAACGAACGCAACGTCACCTTGACCGCACCCGCGGGTGCCGTGAAGGTGATGCTGCGCCGATGCCACCCTGACGGCGCGATCCGCGAGGTTTCGATGATGTCGAGAAGCGTCGCGCCGACCTCATCGAGCACGAGTCCGTCTACGGCGGTCGCGGTGCCTGCGTCGACGTTCTGGTAGCACGAGATGCGGTACCGCTTGCCTGCCTCGATGGGCACGCCGTCTGCGCTGTATTCGACCAGCAACGGTCCTGCGGACGTTGCCGTCACCGACACATACGTCGGGCATCCGTCAGGCCCACCCGACCCATGACGTACGGGCGCGACAGCCGACGACCAGTCGGTGAGGTCGACTTTCGCACGCGGGTTCCGCACGACGTTCACGGATCCGATGAGCGCATGAATGTGCGCGTCCGGTCCCGGCGCGAGGCTCGCGCCGGGAATCGCCTGGTCGAGAACGTAGTTCGCGAGCGACCGCACAGAATGCTGAAGCCCGTACGGCCAGATATCGGCGGATAGCTGCGCCCAGTCCGACAGCAGCGCCTCATCCGACTGCAGGGTCAGGCTCACCAACGCATCACGCTGCCTGACAGGCCGCGTGCGCAGCCCCAGGTCGAAGACCCGCTCAAACTCGCCGTCGACATCCGTCGCCGCGACAGTCAGCTTCACACGCGCCCCGAGCCGTGGATCGAGCAGCACGAGCACGCTCTCGCTCGGCAGAGCGATGTCGAGGGTCGCACGCACGTGCGGCGCCGATGTGTCGTCCAGCGTGATCGACCCGCCCCGCACCGCGAGCTCGTACTCGTCGCCGTCGACGACCAGCACCGTCGTGTACGCGGGGGCGGAGACGATCACAGCATGACCTCCTGGAAGTCGACATCCACCAACCAGACCGAACGGGTCTGCGGATCCAGGCGCCGCCGCAGTCGGCCACCGTCTCGGAGGATGTAGGTCATCAGCACGCTCGCGCGCTCCGCGTTCGCCAGCGTCAGCACTTCGCCCGCCGCGTGCGCGTCGGCGGCCGCAAGCGACGCTTCCTCAGCGGTCGACGAGGGAACCCCGATCGGCACCACGTACCCGTCCTCGTCGAGCACGTAGATGACCGACTCAGTGCCCGCATTGCGGAACACCAGCGAGAGTGTGCCGGCGCGAAGCGTCGCCGGTCGAAGCGAATAGTCGGGATTCGGGCGCCCAGGGATCCGGTGCTCGATGTTCCCGCTGTCCTGCTCCGACTCGTAGCCACTGATCAACGTCGGATAGATCGTGCCGCCCGGGTGCGTGATGATCGTAGTCACTGCCACTGCACCTGCCTCGGTCGCACGATCACGTCGACACCTTCCGAAGCCTTGCGCTGCATGCGGATGATCGCCGCCTCGGCCTGCGACACATCAGCGCGGACGTTGACAGTCGTCGTGACGTTCTCCGGGATCCCGTCGACGTCCCCCTTGAACGTGGCAATGTCGGTGGTCGCCTTCCCCGTCTCAGCCGAGATGAGGATCTGCTGACCAGTGGGCAACGTGTACAGCGCGTTCCCGAGCTCGTCGACCTCCTTGGTCGCCCCCTGCGCGTCGTTGATCATCCCGACGAGCAGCTCCTGAGTGAACCGCGACGCATCCTTCGCGGTCGCGCTCTGCTGCTTCGCGGCCTCACCGGTCGCGTCCCAGTAGTTGCGTAACTGCTGCAACTTGGTGCCCTGCGCGTCGAGGAACAGATTCGCCTCTTCGCCGGACGCCGCCGCTTCCTTGTCAGCCTCGGTCACCCGGCGTCGAACGACCTCGAGCGCGGCGAGATCGCCCGCGTTCGCCTGCAGCAGCAGCGACATATCCAGCCCGGTGCGCTTCTGCGTCTCCTGCACCTTGGACCACTCGTCAGCACGGTCGGTGTTGAACATCAGATCGTGCGCGTTCGCGATCACCGTCGCCGTGTCGAGGTATGCGCGACCTTCCTCGGCGGCCTTCGAGTACGCCTCGCTGAGTCGCTCCTTGAGCCGGTCGGCGTCCTCCTGCTGCTGCTGGATGACTGCGGTGATGAGACCCAGCCCGAGGGCGCCCGCCGCCGCGGCCGCCGCGGTCGCGATGCCGCCGATGCCGGCGACCGCGCCACCGAAGGTGTCACCGATCGTGTCCGACAGGGCGGCGAAGTCGCCTCGTGCAGCGTTGGCGATGCCCTCGCCGAGGTTCTGTCGGATCTCTTGACCGACCTCGGCGGATCCTTCGCGCATGCGGTTCTGGTTCCGCACGACGTCGTCGGCGGCGTCGTCCGAGCTGCGACGCACCGAGCGGTACGCGTCGGCGATCTTCGACTTGATCTCGTCGGATGTGCGATCGGCCGACTTCGCCACCGACCGGAAGTCGGATGCCATCCGGTCGGTGGCCTTGTCGCCCTCCTTAGTGAGGTCGCGCATCGCCTTCTCGGCGTCTTCGAGGACCTCCGCGACATCCGTGATGCCATCGACTGCCTGCCGGTGGTTCGACAGGATGTTGATGCTGACTGCATCACCGGCCATCAGCTCACCCCCGAGATGCGACGCAGAATGTCGTAGAACGTCTCAGCCGCGAGCGCCGCGGCGCGAGGGACGAACCGCTCGAGCGCCGGCCAAACGACGTTGCCTCGCGGGTTCCGTGGCCCGACCGGGACAGCCGTACGCCGCTTGACCGTGTGCCGTGCGGGAGCAGGCACAGGCTTGTCCTTGCGGAAGTACTTCGTCCGCAAGTTCTGGTCCTGCCCGAACTCCGCCGCCCGCGCCAGCTTCGACGCCTTGGTGCCCGTCGGCGCTAGCTTCCCGACCGATCCCGCCTTCAGCAGGATCGACTTCCGAGACACCGACACCCGCGACGTGCGCACCAGCACGGCGCGCTGCAAACGGGTTGGCCTCGACGCCTCGAGCTCCTCACGCCACTCCGGCTCGAGCTTGGCGCGGCTCTCCCTCGTCCACAGCGAGAGCCAGTCACGCTCGATGAACTTCAGCAGCCGCACCATCGCCAGCAGCTCGCGCGACGAGGTGACGTCGACGCGGATCACGGCGACCTACGCGACGGTGCCGATGACCGGCTTCGTCGACCCGAGCGTTACCGACGTCGTCGCGTACGCGTTGACCTCGCCGCCGATCTGGCCGGGCGTGATCGTCACGTCAGCCGTGAACGTCTTCTTGCCCGTGCCCTTGACCGGCGTGAAGACCATCTCGATCGTCTCGCCCTCGTGCTCGAACAGGTACTGTGCGAGCGAGTCCTCGGTCTCCCAGTCCTGCACGTAGTTCAGCGTGAGCGCCCACGTCGCGTTGGCGACGTCGGAGAACACCGCGTCAGGGGTGAGGCCCTGCCACTGGATCTGCGCGGCCGTCGGCACCCACGACACGCCCGAGACGTGCTTCTCGTAGTTGTCAGTCGCGATCTTCAGCAGGACGTCCTTCAGGACGAGCGGCTTCACAGCGATGGTGGTCATGTCGTCTCCTTGTTGATTCAGCCGGGCTCGTCGGTCTGACGTTCTGCTTCGGACTGGACGGTGATGTCGTAGGCGAGCCGCTCGAAGTCGTCGCCGACTGTCTTCGTGGACTCGATAGCGCCCAGCCCAGGGATGCCGCCGTTCGCCTCGTCGAGCGCGATGAGGAACTCGATCAGGTCATCGAACAGCTGCGGGTCGGCGCTCTCGCGCGACGTGTACGGCGAGGTGACGGTCAACACCCAGTCGACCTGGAACTTCGCCATCGGAGCGGCCGGAAGCCGCTGCACGCTGCGAACCTTCATGGTCACGCCGGTGACGTCGGGGAGATCGTCGAGCGGCTCGTACGCGGTGAACTTCCACCCGTCAGGCAGGAGCCCTTCGATCGCCGCCTTCATCTGCTGGTAGGCGCTCATGCGAACCCCGGCATCTGCGTCGACTTGAACGGCGCCAGCAGCTCGCGCACTGACCTCGGGATCAGATACGACGGGTCGACCTGGTCATCGAGCCCCGGTGCGCGCTGTGACGCGATCGCCCACTTATCGACGGCGACCATCGTCGCGGCGAGCGTCGCCGCCTCGGGGACGTCCTCCGGCGCGTAGCCGACGGTGTACGTGATGCGGACGTTCTGCAGGCCGGTCGGGAACGGGCCGTAGACGAGACCGGCTGCAGTGTTGACCACCCAGCCGCTCACCTCGGAGAACGACTCCCCCGGCACCACGAAGCCGTCCTCGATGACGAACCCGTCAGTGCCGGCGACCTCGACCTTGCTGACCGCGTTCGGCCGATGAGGCAGCGCGATCGACGACGCGCCGTCGGCGATGTGCTCGATCGTGCGCGCCTCGAACGGCCCCGCCTCGGCTTCCACGACCTGCGACGCCGCCTCGATGTACACCGGCAGTTGAGCCTCGAACTTCGTCTTCTCCGGGTCACCCCACCGGAGCATGTCTGCGACGGCGTCGACGGTCGTGAGAGCCATGAGGGTCAGCCCTTCTTGCGCGGCGCGGTCTTCTTCACGGCCGTCTCGACGGCGCCGGCGGGCGCGGTTGCAGCCTCGGGCGCGGCGGCCTTCACGGGCTCGGCCATGCGTGCGTTGAGCAGGTCGACCGCGACGACGTCGGGAAGGTCGATGACCTCGCCGGCGGTGGGCCATTCCTTGCCATTGAGCAGCCCTGTCGGCTGCTCGGTGATGCGAACCTTCATCACGCGACCTCCTGGTCGGTCGAGGGACAGATTTGGGTGGGGGCGCCCGCGCCGAAGCACGGGCGCCCCCTGCGGGTCAGGTCGCCGAGTGGACGAAGTACTTCACCGCGTTGGGGTCGAGCACCGAGGAACCCGTGCGGACCACGCCACGGAAGGCGATCTGGTCCTTGTCGAACGCGAACTCCGCTGACCGCTCGAAGCGCATGCCACCCGCGATGCGGATGATCAGCGACGACCAGTCACCGAAGTAGATCGACTTCGCCGAGACGCCCGGCGAGGGCAGGAACGGGTCGATGTAGACCGGCTTGCCGAGGATCAGGTCCGGGTCGCCGGCGGTCAGCGCCGGCTGCCACACGGGCTCGCCGGTGCTGGTCTTCAGCTTGCGGACGATCGCGGCCGTCGGGTCGGCGAGGGTCCACGCCGCCGAGGAGCGGTACTCCGGCAGCACCGAGTGGAACAGGTCCACCAGGAGGTCAGAGCCCTGACCCACCGTCGACTGGTTGCCGAGGCCGAGGGTCGTGCCCACCGGACCCGTGGCACCCGCGACCGTGTAGCCCGCGATGTACGCGGTGGTCGCGACCGACGCGATCTGCCGGGCGAGCTCGATGCCCGCGCGGCGTGCGAGGTAGCCCTCGACGTCGAACGTGGCGTCCTGGATGAGCTCGGTCGGAACCAGCGTCAGCCAGTTCTTCTTGACGACCGTGTTGTTCACGGTGTCGAAGGTCGGGTCCGACGAGGTGGCCGCGGTGTTCGCAGCGCCCGTGGTCGCCGACGCGTGGACCGTCGCACGCGGGAACGGGATGGTGTTGCCATCCTCGGTGTTGACGATCTCGACGCCGGCCTGCAGGAGCTGCGACGCCGCGATGGCGTACTCCCACAGCTGCCCGTAGACACTGTCGGCGCTCACGCCGCCGGTCGCCGAGACGGCGCGCTGCTCCTCGCCGCCGCGGAAGCGGGCGAGCGCGCGGCGCTCCGCGCCGGCGACCGGCGCGAGGTCGTAGCCCTCGCCGATGCGCGCGTTGCGGAGGAATGTGCCGAACGCCGAGTCGCGCTCCTGCTCGCCGCCGTTGCGGGTCTGCGGGTTCTCGCGGTGGAACGACGCCTCGATGTCGCGCGCCCGCGACTCCTGCTCACGCAGGGCCAGAAGGCGCTTGTCGATCGACTCGACTTCGATGGTGATCTTGTCGAACCGCTCCGACTCGTCGGCCGACATGCTGCGGCTCTCGTTGACCGCCGTCTGGGCGATGGTGGTCATCTGGGTGATAAGGCCGTCACGCTGGGACGTGAGGCTGTCCACGAGCTGGGACATGGCTGTTCCCCTTTCCGGGAATCGTTGGGTGTGGTTCCCGGTGGGTGTAGCCCTGCCGGATGCGGCGCCGCCGCGGTCTGGTCCTGCTGCCGTCGCGCGTTGGGTGGGGTCGCCCTGCCCGCGGCGTGTCGGTGGTCTTGGTTACTTGAGGCTGAGCGCCTTCGCGAGGGCCTCGTGAGCCGACCGCGGCGTCTGCGGCGCAGGGCCGTCGGTGCGCTTGAAGAACCGCGTCAGCTCGCCGGCCTGCGCGAGCGAGCGCACCTCGGCGACGTCGGCCTCGAACTTGCGCGCGAGCGACGCGAGTGCGCCGTCGATCGACCGCGCACCCACCGACGTGTCTTCGTACGCGGGGGTATTGACGGGCGCGACGTCGTACAGACGGCCACTGACGAGTGTGCGCAGGGGGAAGCCCTGGTCGCTCGTCGTCCAGTCGTCCTCGTACGCGGCGAACGCGAACGACGACTGTCGCACGTCGCCGCGCTGCACGAGCTCGTACACGTCGGCGCGCGCCTGCGGCAGGTCGACGTCGTACGTCAGCCCGATCTCGTCGACGCCGAGACGGAGCGTGCCGCCCCCGATGGTGCCGAGCACCATGTTGTCGTCGTGGTTGTAACGCGCGAGCACGCCCGGCCAGCCGTCACCACGGGACTTGTTGAAGAACCCGGGAGCGATGCGCTCGACGAACCCGCCGAGGTTCTGCGACATGCGGTCGAACTTCGCCGCGTAGCCGCCGATGGTCAGCTTGTTGGTGTCGACGCCGGAGCGGATCTCCACCGCCACCGACGTGAAACGACGCTCTGCGTCGGTCATGGTGTGTCTCCTGTTCTCTGGGTCGGCTCCGCTTTCGGCGCGGGCACGTTGTGGTAGTCGCCACCGGTCACGGGCGGGCGCTCCTCGAGCGCTCGTGCCTCGTTCACCGACAGCCGGCCGTCCTGGATCTGCGCACCGACAACGTCGGTACGCGTCCGGATGTCTGCGCGGATCGTCGCGTCGACGTTGAACCGCATGTACTGCCCGGGAGGCAGCCACTTCGACACGGCCCGCTCGATGCGGGTCAGGTACGGGCGCAGGTTGTGCGCCCGGTTCAGCGCCCGCGACTCGTCGTTCGTGTACGTCAGCGACTCGGCCGCCGACCCGCCGATCTCGCGCGGGTCGATGCCGTAGATCGCCGCGATCTGATTCGCGGTGAGCTTCAGCGTCTCGATGAACTGCGCCTGATTCGGCGGGATCGTCATGATGGTGAGATCCCAGTCGTTGCCGGAGACGAACGGCTTGCCCGTCGCGAACGACCTGACCGCCCGAGACTGGACCGCCGCGGACTGATCGGCGTCGAGCGTCTTCGCGGTGTTCTTCAGGTGGGCCGGCGGGATGCCTCCGCCTCGCGCGACGTCGGCGTACTCCTGCGCTGACAGCCCGGCCTTCACGATCTGGGCGTAGTGCTCGATCGGCGACAGCCCCAACCGCTTCCCCGGCGGGACCATCCACGGCACATGAGCGACGAGCTTGCCCGGCAGCGGTCGACCACCAACCCAGAACGGGCTGTCGTCACCGCCTGACCAGGAGCCCGACCATTCGATGAGCGTTGGTCGGCCGAACGAGTCGACCAGCTTCTTCTCGCCGACGCCGTTCCCGCGCGACGCGAGCGCGTACGCGAGCTGGCCGATCCACGTTCCCCAGCCGTACTCGGCGTCGACGTTGTTCGCGAGCTGCGGCCAGGCGATGCGTTCGCTCTGGTCCTTGCCGATGTCCTGGTAGAAGTGCGTCGGCAGCGTCGACGCGAAGTCGACGATGTGCCGGAAGGTCGCGAACACCGGCGCGAGATGCGTCGCCGTGGATTCGGAGACTCGCGTCGGCGAGGGGTACGCGTCGGACCATGTGTCCGCACTTCGCGCCTCCACGCCGCCGCCCCACGTCAGGAACCGGAGAAGGGAATCAGTCCACGCCACAGCTGCCTCCCCTCATAGCACCGAATCCATTGGGTCGTACGACGACGTCGCGCGACGAGCCCACTCCCACAAACCGATCGACATCGCGACCAGTGGGATGATCGCGGCGCCCGCCTTCTTGCGAGACCACGTGAAGCTGCCCTCGAGTTCGTTCTTGATCGCGGATCGAATGGCGGCGTCGAGCGCCGCATCCTCCGCGTGCCGCATGGTGCCTTCGTGGATCAGGTCGTAGGCGTCCGAGGATGCCTCTGCCATGTCGGCGTACGCCGTGCGCACGATCTCGACGTTCAGCCCCGCCTCTTCCAGCGCCTCAGCGATGGCCTTGGCGAGCGGCTCGCATGACTTCTTGTCGTCGATGACGATCGCCTCGACCTCGGGATGCTCCCGGCACACCCGAACCACGAGCGGCGGCGCCCACATCGACCCAGCCTCGGAGCGAACCACCCGAACCTGCGGGATCCCGTCAGGAGTTCCGCCCACGGCGAGTAGTGCGGTCAGCTTCCTGTCGAGACTCGTGTCGACGGCGAGCACCACAGACCCGACCGGGGCGACCAGCTGCCCGACGTGCCCCTTCCACGCGACCGCATCGATCGCGCCCGTGCCCTCGGTGTCCTCGTCCCAGATGCCGCGGCCCTCGCGGTTCCACGAGTCGTCGTCGTTCAACATCTCGCGGAGACGCTCGAGCGACTCCGGCGGCGTCCGCTTCGGGAACGACGGGTTCATCAGCGGCCACTGCGACTGATCGTTCGGATCCGACTTCGGATCGGCACCGATCTCCAACCAAATCGCCTTGGGCGACTTCCCCTTCAGCGCCTTGTCGCGCCGCGTCTCGAACGCCTCCGACGGATCCTTCTCGCGCGGCGGGGTGCCCATGAAGAACACCAGCGCGCCGTGCGGGTTCCGCGCCTGGTTCGTCGCGGCGATCATGTCCTCGAGCGCCTTCGTGTCGAGGATCTGGGCCTCGTCGAACACCTCGACATCGATCTCGTCGAAGCCGCGACCGAAGCCCTGCGACCGGGCACCGAACATGATCATCGAGCCGTTGATGAACTCGACCTGCTGCTCGCCGTTCGCGGCGCGCATGGCCCGGATGTGGGGCGCGATCTTCTTCCGCCGGCACAGTCCGCGGAGCGTCGTGAAGGTCTTCGTCGACGTGCGCAGATGATGCGCCGTCCACACGACCTGCAGCCCCGGGAACAGGATGCAGAGGATCAGGAGCATCGCGAGCACGAAGTACGTCTTGCCGACCTGGCGCGGGATCGACATCCCAATGCCGCCGACCGTTGCGACGTACTTCCCCGATGCGTCGTAGCCGAGGCAAACCGTCCCGAACTGCGACTGCCACCAGTCGAACCCGAGCCCGAGCTCGCGACCCTTCGCCTCGACGCGCGGCCAGACCGTCTTGGCGATCCCGGTCGGGAACGTGAACGCGCGAGCGTACTCAGACAGCCGAGGCGTCGAACTCCCCGTCTTCGACCCCGCCATCCGACACCGCACCCTCCTCGCGGTTGCGCGCCTCGATCGCGTCGATCTCCTTGCCCAACTCGATCTGCCGGCGCGACAGCGCAGCGAGATCGCGCGGTGGACAATTCGGGTCATCCAATGCCCGGGCAATGCGCATGCGCATCAGGCGCAGCTCGTCGAGCGTCGAGCCCTTCTCGGCCGCCTCCGCGATCGTCTTCGGCCTCGGCGTCTGCGGAGGCACATCGTTCGGCCCGATCGCATGCAAATGCTGAGCACGCGCCCGATTCCGCACACGCTTCGGCGGCTGATGCTCATCGCAGTACCGACGTCGCCCATCGCCCACGAACGCCCGCCCGCACGCCGCGCATTTCAGCTTGGCCATCGGAGCACCTCCGGTGGAAAACGACGGGGAGAGATACATGTGACTCGCGGGTCTTGGTGGCCTCCGCTGGTCTAAAGAATCGGGGGCCGGTCAGGCGTTGATGACGGTCGTGCCGGTGAGGTAGAGGCCTGCGAGGGTGTCGGGGTCGACGGTTGCGTACCGTTCGAGGTAGATGGAGGTGAGTTCCCAGCCGCGGAGTCTGGTCTTCGTGAGGCGTGGGGACATGAACAGAAGGCGGCCGTCGTTCGGGGTGGCGATCTCCTGTCGTCCGTTCTCGGCTTCGACGGTGAGTTCGACGTCGCCAGCGAACGCGGCCGCTGCGTCGAGTGCGGCGTTCAGCGTGAGGGTGACGTCAGCTTCCTCAGGTACGACCACGGCGATGCGCTTCCCGTCGAGTGCTTCGACGACCAGACCGAGTGCGGCGAAGCGGTTCAAGCGGTTGCCCCTGTCCGTGCGATGAGCGCGGCGGCGCCGGTCAGCATGCGTGCGAGCTGCACGGGCGTGTGTTCGGCCACCAGTGCGGCGGTGAGCGCGTCCCAGTCGGCAGTGGGTGCGTGGCCGGTGGTCAGCTGCGACACGAGGCCGATGGTCAGGACCAGTGCGTGCAGGTCCGGGTCGCCGGCGAGCGCCGGGGTCTCGCGTGCCTCCGCGTCAGCGAGTGTACGGCGACTGTCACCGATGCGAGGTGTGCGGTTGCTCATCGCTCCCCCTCAGGTGAACCACTGGTACGTGTCCGCCTGCTCGGCCTTCTGCTTCCAGATGCGAGCCGTGCCCCGGTTGCACCTCGGATGCTCGGGTCCGGTGTACTGAGTCGGGTCGTCGTCGCGGTGCCCGAGATCCCAGCGTGAGCCGGGATAGATTTTCGTGTCGGGCTCGAGGCACTCGGGCAAGTGGTGACAGTGGACGCCGCCGGCGTCGACACGGTCCTTCCACTCGCGCCGCAGTGCCTGGTGCGCGGCTCCATACTTCGGATCAGGCATCGCCCCGCACGATCGTCGGGTCGTCGTCCTCGATGTCATCGATCGGCTCGTACGGGTCGCAGTGGATCAGCGACGCGAGCACCGACCGCACCGGTTCACCACAGGCCAAGCACACAGCGCGGGGCATGGTCAGACCCGGCCTCGGATGACCATGCCCGCGACGATCTCCGCCATGGACACGAGCCCGAGGCCCCGAGCCTGCGAGTACACGCGGGTCGGCTTCTTGGCCGGCTTGTGCGGGAACGGGATGCCGGCGCGCTTGCGCGCCTTGCGAGCTGCAGTCGACATCGGCGTCTCCCTCAAGCTGTGGTGATGCACCAGACGAACGAAGCCACCCAGATCAACACCATCACCGTGATGCGGGCAGCGATCTGGCGGCGCCAGATTCGGCCCTGCGGTGGACGGTCACCATCCCAGGCGAGCGGGTCGCGGCGAGTCACGGTTCGTCCCGGTCGCACGTGGTGCAGTGGGTGCCGTGGTCGTGCTCGGAGATCCCATCCGGGAGGATGATCACGAACGTGACGCGCATCAGGCTCGGGAGCCAGCAGCGTTCGCAGAGGCCATCGACGCGCATGCGGTGCAGATAGCCGACATGCGTGAGCGTCGCGGCCATGTCGCACCCCTCAGCTCTGGGGTGGCCGCCCCGAGGATTTCCCCCCGCTCGGAGCGGCCACCATCTCAGCCGAACGCCCCGCCAACACGTCAGCGACATGGAGGCTCGCAGCCCGCGTGGTTGGTTCGCGCGGCGGCGGGGCATGGTTCCGGTCCAGGGCACGGACACGGACGAGTGACGGGGTCGCGCCGTAGATATGTGAGCGCGCTCCTTGAGCTGCGCGACCCCGAGAATGCGAGAAGCCCTCGCGCGCGATGCGTGAGGGCTTCTGAGTCAGTTGTTCTGCAAGCAGAAGCTTAACAACAACCGCGCAACTTAACAACGACACGCCGTCACTCCCAGCTACTCTCAACCACGTACAACCGGGTGCTCGGGGTGCCGGCGCAGCACGTGCGCGAGGATGTCGTTCCCATGGAACCCGTTGAGAGGCGCCGACCAGCCGCACCAGCAGACCGACTCGTAACGCTGGCTGATACCGCTCGGGGACTCCTTCGTGCGGATGGTCCAGCCGAGCTCGCTGCGGCACGCGAGCATCCGGGCGTAGACCATCGCAGCCTCGAAGGTCTCGGCGCCACCGCCGGGCATCGCGTCACCGAGCGCCGTCTGCACATGCCACTCGCGTTCGTCAGCACGCTCCGGCTCCTCGGGGTCGTACAGGCGGCCCGAGTACAGCCAGATGGTCGGCTTCAGGTCACTCATCGCCCTGCCCCTCATCGATCGGCTCGTGTAGCTCCTCGAAATGGCGGCAGAGGCGATTGAGCCGCCGCAGCGCTCGCGCCCCCGCATCGTGGATCTCTCGCTCGATGTAGCGACGGACGGCCTCGAACTGCACGTCGATGTCGGACATCGGCAGGCCACGCTCGGTCGCGACGTACATGGTCATCGCCGTGACCGGGTGCATGATGAGCGCCGGCGACCACGGCCTGTCGATGAACGCACCACCCTTCGACGTGATGACCTTGTCCCGCTCGACCATGCGGCTCTCGATCACCGGGACACCGTTCACCGTCGGGCGACCGTGCTGAGAGCACTTACCCGCCATGCATGCGGCGCACATCACGCCCTCCCCGCTGCGCCGGCGCGTGCCGGTCGCTTCCCTGACCTCGCCGCGGCCGCATCGACCAGCGACGTGTAGAACCACCACATGACCGAGCCACGCGGCCCACGGGTCTTCGTCTGCGCCACCAGGTGACCGTCAGCGACCCACTTCCGCACCGCCTGCTGCGACACCTTGTGACGCTCCGCGGCTTCCTTCACCGTGATGAGGCGGTCGAACCACTCCGTGACCGGCTCGACGATCTCGGCCCGGTCCTCCTCGTCGACGGGGTACACGAGAGCGCCGTTCTCCCGCCGCTCGATGCCCCACCGCTTCACCGCATCCAGAACCGACCAGCCCTCACGGACCCCATGCTCATCCGGGCGGTGCACCTCGAGCACCCGAGCCGACATCCACGTGACAGCGTCGAGGTTGTTCGAGATCCACTCGAGGTCACCGTTCCATGCGAGCCACCCGGTCAGGGCCTGCTCGATCGCGATGATCGCGTCAGCGAGATCGTCACCGATCGGCGGGGGTGCGGTCGTCGAGGCTCCCGACGAGATCACCACCTGATCCCAGTTCCACCCCGACTTAGCAGGATCAGCGATCGCCCGAAGACGGCCCAGCAGATCCGGTGCGTCATGCAGCAGACCCTTCATGCGGCCGAAGCACTTGTCGCAGATCAGCGACCCGTCGCGGCATTCCCGCGGCGCGCATCCGGTGCACGGGAAGTCTCCCTGGTACTCCGGGCGGCGGCGGTTGCATGTCGCGTAGTGCACGTCGGGCTTAGCACAGCCCCGGATGCATACCCGGTCGCTCATGCGTCTCCCCCGTTCGGAACTCGGCTCATCGGGCACTCGTGCTCGCCCTCGTGACCGCTCGGCAGGATGCACGGGCCGTGCACGAGCGACCAGCCCGTCCCCGAGTCGATCGCGGGCGGTGCGATGGTGCACGGCACGGCCGTGCCTTCACGGTCGGGGTCGGGGATGCTCAGCGCGCCGTCCTCGATCTGCTCCCACATCACGCGGCATCCGCCGCACCACATCGCGCCGTCGTCGTATTCCACGACCTCGCCGCAGTGTCCGCACTCGGGCGCCGGGATCACGAGACGCGGCATCGTGGCTTCGATCTCGTACTCCATCACTCACTCCCGTGGTTCCCGGACGCGCACAGGCAGTCCACCTCGAGCACCTCGAGCCCCTCGTCGACGAGCGCGACGCCGTTGCAGGCGCCGTGCTTCGCGCCACCGATCGGACTGCACTCGCGACACACCTGAGGCGGGTTGCACCAGCGGCACGACTCGTCCCGCGCGAAGTTCGCGTGCATGATCGTCCGGCCACGCTCATGCCACCCACAGGACGCGCACTCTCCGCCGTAGGTGAGAGCTCCGCACTCAGGGCACCGGCTCATGATGCGTCCCTCGCGGCTTCGAGAGCCTGGCGTGCCGAGACCCAGTAGAACTTCATGTGCTCCTGGTCGCCGACCTCCGCCCACTCGTCATCGGTCAGACTGCTCAGGGACTTGGCCGCCGCCTCGATCTGCGATTGCCGGATCGGCCCACGCCCCTGACGTTCCTCGTCGCGAGCGGCCTTCATCGCCTGCCGGTGGCACGGCGTGCACACCGGGACAGCGTTGGTGTCAGCGCTCGTCGCGTCGGCGGGCCAATCCATCGTGCGGGCTTCCGGGTCGCCGCAGAATGCGATCAGGCTGTCACCGTCCACCCGCCAGGCGTGCTGCACGATGGGCGTCACGTCTGCGAGCAGCCCATCGACCTCACGCTCCCGCGCCGTCACCGCCTCGCGATCGACAGGCTCCGTGCCGCGCCCAGGGCCGACCCATCCATCGAGACCGACCGCGTTCCCGTCATCCCACGCGCGCCCGAGCGCCTCGCGCATGCTGATCCGCGCGCCCATCAGAACGGCATCTCCGAGTCGGCGGGCGCCCACGCCTCGCTGTCCCCAGGCTGTGCGGTCGCCCACTGGTCCTGTGCCGCCGGCTTCGCCGCGCCCCCGTTGCCCGCTGCGCGAACGACCTGCGCAGTCGCATAGCGCAACGACGGGCCGATGTCATCGACCTCGAGCTCGACCGCCTGACGCGTGACGCCCTCGCGATCCTGATAGGACCGCTGGCGGAGGCGGCCGGTCGCGATGACCCGCATCCCCTTGTGCATCGACCCGGCCACATGCTCCGCGAACTCACGCCACACCGACGCACGCAGGAACAGCGCCTCGCCGTCCTTCCACTCGTTCGCCGCCCGGTCGAAGCTCCGCGGCGTCGACGCGATCGTGAAGTTCGCCACCGGCAGACCCGTCTGCGTGTACCGCAGCTCCGGATCCGCCGTGAGGTTCCCCACCACGGTGATGATCGTCTCTCCGGTCATGCTGTTGCCCTGCTCTCTGCGAGCCACCGCTCGCGCTCTGCGGCGATCGTGCGCCGCCCTCGTTTCATCTCGGCCTCGAGCGACCGCTGCACCCGCACCGTCTCGACGTACTGCTCAGGCAGCGGCAGCTCGCGCTTGAGCGCAGCCACCGCACGCGGCGATGTCGCCGCAGACCGCGCCCACCGGTCGAAGAACGAAGCCGCCTCCATCGCCCGCGCCTCGCGACCCTCAGAACGGCTCATCGGGATCGCCCTGACGCATTGCCCAGCGCCGTACGTCCAGGAAGTGCTTGTTGCGCAGGCGGGCGTTCTGACAGGCGATGCAGGGCTCGAGGATGCCGCCCGGGTGATCGATGCAGAACGGGTCCGGAGGAAGCTCTTCTCGCGAGATCCGGGCGGACTGAGTCTCGCGCCCACCCTCGCCCGCACGCTCGCTCTCTCGCTCCCGCTCGCCCTCTCTCTCCCCCGCCACGAACGACTCGCGAGGTCGTCGCGAGGGTCTCGCGAAGGGTGGCGGATCCGGCACCCTGGTATCCCCGGCACGGTCCACCCGCCCCCACTCCGTGAACGCGTAGCAGGATCGGCCGGTGTGCTCGTACAGCGTGATCACGTCTGCCTCGGCCAGGATCAGCAGGTGATCCACCAGCACGGACTCGGTCACCTCCGACGTCTCCGGCCACACGTCGGCGAGGATCTGCCGGAACTCCACGAACCCGCGACCGTGATCGTCCGCGTGCATCCGCAGTCCCTCGGCGGTCACCCGCACCATCGGAGGCAGTGTGCGCGTCCGCTCGAACGCTTCCACCGTCATGGTTCTCGGTCTGGTCAGCGTCATGGCGGATCGTGCCCCTCAGGATTGCGTCGACAGCTGCCGGGAGGTCTTCGATGCTCACCCGGTAGCACTCTGTGAACCCGCGCCCCCGGCGCAGGATGGACTCGGACTCACGCCACGACGTGAACGCGCGGCGCCACGTCTTCGCGAGCTCGCGGAGCGCGTAGGCTTCCCACCCGGCCGGGCTGTCGCGCATCATCATCAGCACCTCGCCACCCGTCGCGACGAGGTCGCGGATCCGGGAGTCGCGCCACATGATCCCGACCTTCAGCACCTGCTCGGCCGGCCAGTACACGGCGTACACCGTGCCCCGCGTCGGGCGCTTCATACGATCGCCGCCTCGACGCGCGCGACCGTCTCAGCGTCGAGCGTGCGGAGCCCGAGCGCGCCCTTGTACGGGATCGGCTCGGCGAGGCGGCGTGCGTTGGCGAGCACGAGGTGGTGGTGGCCCTCCATTGCCCACGGCGTGCACCAGCCCTCCGATTCGTGCTTCCACGGCCTCCGCCAGCAGTCCGTGTCGGGGTGGACGTCGACGAGGTCCACCACGGAGATGATGACGCCCAGCCCGCCCGGGAGCGTGAAGAGCGGCAGTGCTCCGGTGCGCTCAGCGATGTACTTCGCGGCCGTGAAGTGCGCGTCGAGCGTCATCCTGCCGGCGGCGGCGTGAATCGCCACGGGGCCGCGGTACGAGCCCGCGATGTTCCGGGTCCGGTTCTCGACGTCCTTCCCGAGCGCGGCGATCGCGTACGCCCACGGGTCCTTCACGGTCATGATCCGCATCTCCGTCATCGCGCACCTGCCTTCTCGTCTCGGCGTGCGTCAGCACGCCACTCCTCGTGCTCACCGCGGACCTTCGAGCACAGCCCGTCCTTATCGAGGGCGTTGCAGCGTTGCCCGCACAGCGCGCACGTCGGCTTGTCCTTGTGTGCCTCGTCGATCACCGCGAGGGCCGCCAGCGTCACCGCCCGATTCGGTGCCCATTCCTTCTCGGGCTCATCGGCTACGACGACCACCTCGACGTGGTCGCCCTTCGGCATCCCGAGACGCATCGTCTCCGCCTCGCCCTGCGACCCGTAGTGGGGCGGCTCGGAGATCAGCTTCCCGGCGTGCGGGCCAACGAACCCGTCATCCTTCCAGCGGAGCGCGTAGCTCATGACGCCTCCGCCCACTGCTCGTCACGGGCCGACTGCCACTGACGCTCGAACATCGCGAACGTCAACCGCGGCCGCTCCCGCCAGTACTCCACGAGCTCCTCCGACGCGTACGCGTAAGCCCGGGTCCGGTTGCCCATGAACAGGGTGATCGGCTCGATGCCAGCGCGGCGGCCGCGCTCGTTCAGCAGTGCGTCACGGCACGCCTCCGCGGCCCGCTCGTACTGTGCGTGCAGCACCCGGGTGTACTCGTCACGGCACTCGCGGTAGTCGGCGAACGCCTCGGTGATGATGCTCATGCGGCCACCAGCTCTCGGGTGTCGTGGTCGATCAGCCGGAAGCGGCGGCCGTCTGGCGCGACGACGTCGGTGTCGAGCGCGCGCAGCAGCGTCTTCCGGTGGGTGGAGTCGGGGCGGATGGTGATGCCGCGGGCGATGAGTGCGGCGCGGGCGGGGCCTGTCGCGTTCTCCTTGGCGTTGTTGCAGAGGCTGCAGGCGGCGATCAGGTTTCCGCCGTGGTCGAGGACGTCGCCGGCGCCGCCCTGGCCGCGGTTCGCGCGGTGGTCGGCGGTCTGCGCGTACCCGAGGCATCCCGGGAGCGCGAGCATGCAGATCCCGCCGTCGCGGGCGATGATGCGCAGCTTTTCGGCGACGGTGACGGTCATGGCTGCTCGCCTCGCAGGCTCTTCGCGATGGACTGCAGCAGGCTCACGTCGCGCTCGATCGCCTCGGCGAAGTCCTTCGCGTACTCGAGCAGCAGCCACGCCTCGTCGACCGCGTCATTCGCGGCCATGAGTCGCTCGTTGACGCCGTGCGCGAGGTCGCGCAGCTCGGTCATTGTCGCGCGCGGCCCGAACTCCTTGCGCAGCTCGCGGAGCGCGAGACCGAGCGCGATCTTCTGCTCGCGCTCGGCGGCGCGCAGCTTCTCCCGATACGCGTTCAGCGCGCCAGGTGCCTGCATGTTCTTCGCACGGGCGAGGGTGAGCGCGCCGCGGATCTGCACCGGCGACGGCGCCCACTGGGCGAGCATCTCTTCGTCGAGGATCGCGACATTCAGCGGGACGACATCGAACCCGGGGACGACCGGCACCATGACGCCGGTAGCAGGATCGGTGATCACTTCCGGCGGTCCCTCCGTGCGGCCGCGCGACGCTCAGCACGGTTCTTGGGCAGGTGGTCCTGAGGGGCGCGGCCCGGCCTCGCGGGCGCCAGCGTGGCCATGACCTCGGACTGCCACTCGTCGAGCTGCCCTTGGTGGGTCTCGATGCCTCGGGCCAGCTCTTCGAGGCGCTCCGGGGTCGCCGGTCCCTGCGCGTCAGCGCTCGGGCCGGGCGCCGACTCTTCCTCGGCGGCGGCTTCCGCGATCGCTTCGTCGATGACGGGGTCGATCTCGGCGGCGACGCGGAGCACCTCGGCGGCCCGCTCCGGGGTGACGTCGGCGACCTGTGCGAGTTCGGCGGGCTCCCATGCGGCCGCGGCCTGCGCCTCGAGCTCCTTGCGACGGTCACGCACCGCGCGGTGCAGGGCGGTGCCCTCGGCGTTCGGCTTGAACACCTTCGCGGCGCGACCGTCCTCCTCGATCTTGTTGATCGCGTCGACCGTCGCGGCGGCGGCGATCTCGGCGGCCCAGTCACGCTCTGCGGGCGGGGCGGCAGGCGCGGCGGGGCGCGAGCCGAGCAGCGGGGCGAGCACGTCGGCGAACACTCGGCGGTAGGCGGTGCGCTCGACCTCGGCACCGAAGACCGTCATCGGCTTCCGCTCGCGGGTCACGTTCCATGCCGGGTCGTTCTGCATTTCGTCGGCGTACTCGCCCCACGAGATCGCGACCTCACGGGGCGCCTGCCCGCGGCGCGTTACGATGACGCGGGCGAGGATCGGCAGGCCGGTCGCCGACTGCGACGGCAGGAAGTACGACAGCCACTGTGCCTCGTCGTGCGCGAGGAAGTGCGGCCCGTCGATCGCTTCGAGCTCGCCCGATGCCTGCACGGCAGCGCGGGCAGCCTCGACGGTGAGCGCCTTCGTCTCGGTCTGATCAGACATCTTCGACCTCCTGGAACTTGAGCGTCGGGGTGCGGCGCGTGGTCTTTGGGAACCGGGCGAGCGCGTTGGCTTCGAGCAGGGCGAGCTTCACGCGCAGCTCTTCCACGGCCGCGTGCCCGGTGGGGTCGGCGTCGGCCCAGGCGGCCTCGTCGATCGACGTCGTCGACGACGGGATCAGCTGGAAGCCGCCGAGGAACCCGAGCGCGGTGGCGCCGAACCGCTCGGCGTGCGGGTAGTGGGCTGCGATCGCCTTGCGCAGCGCGTCGGCGGCGGGCTTCTCGTCGGCGACCGCCTTGTCGAGGCGGCGTTTCCGGACTACCCACTGCGCGTTGGCGCGCCGCACCTCGGCGGGCGTGTCGGCGTCGAGGCTGAACTCGGGGCATCCCGCCTCACGCCATGCGATGTACGCGTTCGCGCGGGAGACGAGCCACTCGATCATGTCGTCGTCGCGCGGAACCGGGATCCACGTCGCACCGTCGGTCGGGGGCATGTCGTCCTCGTCGCGGACCTCGAACCCGTACAGGCCCGAGTGGGCGCCGAGCACGTTGATCTGCCACTGCAGCTGCCCCATGTGGTCGAGCGGGATGCTGGTGGCCTTCCACCCGTGCTCGTGAGACTTCACCTCGACGACGACCGGGCGGCCCTCGGCATCCGTGCCGGTGCCGTCAGGCGTCGCACGGTGCAGGTCGTTGTCAGCGGCCGCCCACAGTGCACTGTTCGGCGTGCAGGTGGCGAGGTGGTCGGCGGCTTCGTCGAGCAGCGCGGCCTCACGGGCGGAGCCGGCGCGGGTCGCCGCGGTGCCGCGGAACGTCGAGCCGTTCATCTGCTCGGACGCGATGCGGCGCCACGTCTTCATCGTGCCGCGTGCGATCTCCCACGCCCGCGACGCGGTCACGCTCTCGCCGCCACGCTCGGCCGCCCACAGTTCGCGGGGCGCGTCGCCGGCGACTACGATGCGGGGGCCGGTCATGCGCGCTTCTCCCCGAGCATGTCGACCGTGGTGCGCCACCACATGCCGGCGTTCGTCGTGTTGGCGACCTCGAGCTCGACGGCGCCCGTGCGGGGGTCGAGACGGCGGATGATCCACCGCGTCGCGCCCGAGATCACCGTGTCGTCGATGCGCCATGTGCCGCCCTTCTCCGCGAGGGTGCGCGGCGGGAGGGTCATCAGCGGAGTGGTGAGAGTCATTCGTCGACTCCCGTGACACCGCCGTTGCCGTCCGAGACGAACACGCCGGACGCGGTGCGGAGGTCGAACGCGGCCTTCGCGTACGGGTCGGCGCCGACACCGAACTCGAAATCGAGAGTGTCGCTGTTGACGCGCTCGGCGCGGACCCGGCCGACGATGTCGAGGATCCGTTCGACGTCGTCCTCGTCTTCGATGGGCTCGATGTGCTGGATCGCGGCGGTCGGTTCGGCGCGGAGGCCGCCCTGCCCGTCGTGCTTCTGGTTGATGCGGTCGGTCTCGACCACGATCACGACGACGTGGCGGCGCTCCGGGTGCTTCACCAGGTCGCTGTGCAGCACGTACATCCCGTTCGCGTCGACATCCTGCGGCAGGCTTCCGCTCAGCTTCACGCCCATGGTCAGTTCTCCTCTGTGGTGGTTGTGCGGCGGCGGCCGCGGGAATCGAGTACGGCGAGCACGATGCCCGCCCAGATGACAGCGGCCAGAGCGACCGCGATCGCAATGAGCGCGTACGGCATCAGGCGCGCCCGACGGTGCGGCCGCCGAAGAGTGCGACGTCGACGATCGTGGGGACGTGGCCGGGGCCGGCCGCGTACGACAGGATCAGGACCTCGTCGGCGGGGATCCATCGGATGCCGGAGCCGTCGGGGAACCGCTGCCAGGTCTCCGCGTCGGCGTCGAAGGTCTCGGCGGCGAGGTCGATCGCGATCTGCTCCGGCACGTACAGCGCGGTGCGGAGGAACACGGCCGCGACGTCGCGGAGCGGGATCGTCTGGTCGTAGTCGATGAACTCCCGCCAGGCGCCGAACGCCAGGTCATGGAGTTCGGCGGCAGTGAGGGTGAGGCGGTGCTCGTCGAGCGCGTCGCACACGGCGAGAGCGTGCTCCCGGCGTGCGGCGATGCAGAGGGTGGTGACGTGGTCGAGCGCGATGTCGTGCTCGATGTGCTGACTGTCCATCTTGGGAGTGCCCTTCCCGATGTGGTGGTGGTTGTTCAGATGTGGGGTACCGCCGGGGGTTACGCGTCTGGGGCGTCGCGTACCTGGGGAGGGGAACCCCCGGCGGTGGTCTCGGGTCGGCGTGCCAGCAGATCCAGGGATCCGAGCGCGTCCGGATGGGTCTCGTCGATCGACTCGTACGTGGTGAGTGCGGCGAGCAGCAGCATCAGCAGGCCGACGCCGGCGAGGAGGAGGAAGATGCCGTCGATGGTCCAGTCGCGGGCGACGGCCTGCAGGATCGCGGCGGCGATCAGGGCGAGGCCGACGAGGATGCCGACACCGCGGATCACGGGGTCACCTCCGCCTTGCGCATCACGAACGGCAGGCCCGACGGGCGCACCCGGGTCGTCTGCGTCGGGTGCACGTTGCCCTCACGGTCGGTCCACGACCCGGCGGTGAGCACGAAGTGGTGCATGTGCTTCTGGTACGGGAGCGTCGACCCGGGCTGGATCACCCCGGCCTCACGCAGACGGCGATACAGGGTGTTGCGGCCGATGCCGCACATCTTCGCGGCCGACTCCATCGAGTAGTAGCCGTCGGCATCCATCAGCGCGTCGTACGCTTCGACCTTCGGGGCATCCTCGGCGACCTTCGCCTCGAGGGCCTGCACGCGGCGCGCAGTGATGGCGAGCGCCTGGTGCACGATCTCGTCTTCGGACATGGCGACCGGGGCCGCGGGAGTGGTCGAGTACGAGCCCGTGCGTCGGATGCTCGGGATGACATCGTGCATGAGCCAGCGACGGAAGTCGCGGGCGGCCGGGGCGTCGGAGCGGATGACCACCTCGTACACGCCAGGCTCACTGACGACGGTGGCGCGCTGCTCACGGCCGAGGCGGTCGCGGATGGGGTACGTCTGGCGTACCTCATCGTCGAGACGGTCGACGACGGCGGAAGCGGAGCGAGAGAGCCCGAGCGCGACCACGATGTCGGCGAGGACGAACCACGGCTCGCCGTTGATCATCACGTGACGCACGACAGCGCCGGCGAACGTGTCGTATCCAGAGGCGTACACGGCCTCGCGCAGCTCGAACGGCTCGGCTAGCCGGTCGTACGCGCCGTGATCCGTGCGCGGCATGCCCACCTCGAGCGGGGCGTGCGAGCCGGTCATGCTGCACGCCCTGCGGTGATGCGGGCGATGTCCGCCCGGAGTCGGTCGATGAGCTTCCCGAGTTCGACGACCCGCGTGACGTTCGAGTCCGACAGTGCAGCGGACTGTGCCCGAGACACCGAGGCGTGCATCGCGCCGCCGTAGGCGGCCCGGTCATTTACCGGCGACGAGGTGCGGCGCGCGTATTCGGCCTCAGCCTGCTCGAGGTGTACGCGCAGCTGCGGGAGTCGGGGCGCGTTCCGCGCGAGCCACGCCGCCTCGGCGCGCTCCCGCTGAGCGCGGGTCTTCTCGGCATCATTGAGCGCACGGCGCTTCTGGATCTCGAGGTGCTTTGAGCAGAACGGCAGCGTTCCGGCGGCATCCGCGCCGCACACGCGGCCGGTCGCGTCCGAGCCGATCCAGTGCCGGCACGTCGCGGCGGTCACGCTGCACGCTCCTGCGGTGCGGCGGCGGCCAGTGCCCGCTCGGTCTCGATGCGGATCTTCGCCTCGACGTAAACCGCGGCGGCCGCGCGCAGCGCCTCGTCCCGCGACACGGCGCGCATCTTCACGCACCGACCTTCGATTCGGCCGGGAGGAACGAGCGGACCTTGCGCCCCGTAACCCGCGCCAGCCGACGCAGCTCGATGAGCTTGAACGAGTCGATGCCGCGCAACTTGCGGTCCATCGTGACGCCCGGGATACCGGACGCTATGGCGCCCCCGCGGACTGAGCCGAACTTCGCCATGATGGCGGCCCGGACGTTTTCCCGACCGCCAGATCGTATGCGCTGTCATCCATACGGATGACGGTACATCGTCATCCGTATGGATGACAAGTATTTCTTTCAGATCGATGTATCAGGCCGCGTTTTCGGCCCTCCACACGCGAGAAAATTCCCGCCTACACGATGTATCAGGCACATCGGAACGTCCTCCATCTGGGCGTACAGTTATCCGAATGGAGCACGAAGTGGACGATTACACCCTCGCCATCGCCGCAATCCTCAAACGGGAGCAGCAGCGCCCCGGCCAGCCGAGCTATACCCAGCTGGCGAAGATCACCGGCATGTCGCGACCGACGGTTGATCGCATGCTCAATGGCCAGCGGGACATGACCCTCCGCTACCTACGCGCCCTCTGCACTGCTCTCGGCCTAGACCCGGCAGAGGTTGTCGATGAGGCCGAAGCCGCCCTCGACGCCGACCCGACCGAACCCGTCGCGGACTAGGGCACCGACCGTGGTCTCGAGCTCACGCGCGATCTCGCGCAGCTCCGGCGCGGTCGGGCACAACTTCCCGGCCCGCATCGTCGCGAGTCGGCAGCGCGTCTCGCACGCGTCGGCACCGGTTCCACAGATGTACGTAGGCATAGTTCTCGGCTCCCCCGAAGACATATCCCCGAGGCTCACGGTGGGGCGCGAGTCTGGGACTCGGGGTTTCACACAGAACCGTAAGCCCTCCCGACGACACCCGGACGACTGTACCTACACAGATGACTCAGGGTTCCGTAACGATCTGATTAACCCTCTTGCCCATGTCCCCCAAAAGGGGGACAGCGGTTGCCCGACTCATGAAGGTTGGCTAGCGACCCCCGGCGGACGGTCCACGTACGCCTGCAGCGCACGCTCGATCACCTCATCGACCGTCTCGCCGTTCATCTCCGCGATCCGAGCCGCGCGGGCGAGCAGCTCGGCGTCGAGACCCTCGTCTCGGGATGCCATGCGCGGAGGATACCAGCGTGTACCTACACGCCGTAAGGTGGCCTGGAATCATGGCGCTGTGGCCAAGACCCCTCTCCGCAACTTCCGCATCTCGGACGACGTCTATCTGCCGGCGCTCGAGAAGGCGAAGTCGGAGGGCGTCTCGCTCAGCGACATCGTCCGCGACGCGCTGATCGAGTACGTCGAAGGCTACGAAGACGAGGACTGATGAGTATCGCACGCACCGACAGCGTCGCGCCGAAGCGGGCGATTGGCATGATCCGCGTCTCGATGGAGAAGGACGGCGGCACCTCCCCCGAGGTGCAGCGGTACGCGATCGAGACCCACTGCGCGTCGCGCGGCTACAGGATCGTCGACTGGATCGAAGGCGTCGAAGAGTCGAAGTACTCCGGGTCGCGCCGATCATCGGCCTGGTGGCCGAAGCTCGACGGCGGGCTCGAACGCCTCGAAGCGGGCGAGTGCGAGGTGCTCGTCGTCTGGAAGTTCTCTCGCGTCGGCCGTCAACGCCTCCGCTGGGCCATCGCGCTCGACCGCGCCGACGTCGCCGGCGGAGCCATCGAATCCGCCACCGAGGCTGTCGACGCCACACCCTCCGGCCGCTTCGCGCGCGGCATGCTCGGCGAGATGAACGCCTACCAGGCCGAACTCATCGGGGAGACCTGGAAGGAAGCGCACGCCAGGCGGCGCAGGATGGGCCTCCCTGCCGACGGCGGCCCTCGGTACGGGTACGACAAGCTCGACGACGGCACGTACGCTCAGAACGCCGCAGAGGCGCCGGTGCTCGCCGAGATGTACAGCCGCTACCTCCGCAGCGAAGGCTTCACCCGCATCACGAGGTGGCTCAACCGCGACGGAATCACCACCAAGTCGGGCGCCCAGTGGTCACGAGTCACCGTCACACACCTCCTCGACGCCGGATTCGGCGGCGGCAAGATCATCCACCGCGGCCACAAGAAAGACGGCGGCCGCGACTGGAACATCAGCACCGCCACGTTCCACGACGGTGCGCACGACCCGGTCATCACCCCCGGCGAATGGGAGGCATACGTCGCCCTCCGGCTCGCAGCACCGGCACCACCGCAGGTCATCGAACCGAAGTACCCGCTCACGGGCCTGATCTTCTGCGGCGACTGCGGCGCCCCGATGCACGTCGGCAACCAAGGGCTGAAGGACTACAAGTGCTCCAACTCGGCGCAACGCGGCGCCCGACACGGCATGTACATGACGCGGGCGCTCGTCGAGCAGGCCGTCCGCGAATGGGTCAGTGACCTCGCGCACGACGTCGACCAGCTCGCCGCCGCCGTCGCGCAGGAACGCGAGCGCCGCGTCATCCAGCTCGACAACGTCGCCACCCTCGACCGGAAGATCGCCGACCTCACCGACCGCCTCGGCCGCATCACCGTCCGATGGGCCGCCGGCAACATGCCCGACTCGGCGTACGACGCCGCCGTGACGCAGCTCGACGCAGACCTCGACGCGCTGAAGGAACGCCGCGTCCGCGCGGCACCGACACCCCGCATCGAGATCGACCCACGCGAGCTCGCCATGAACCTCGACGCCGACTGGGACGACCTCACCGTCCTCGAGCAGCGCAACCTGCTGCGCGCGCTCATCGCCCGCGTCGAGATCCACAAACCGATCCGCCAGGGCACGGGGGTTTGGCGGGAGCGAGTCCGCATCCTGCCCGCCTGGGATCCTTCTGTCGGTTAGCGCATCACTACGTGAAGCCGGGAGCCGTCGGGAAGCGACGCGTCGACGAACGGCTGACTCAGGTCGACCCGACGACCGCTGGATTGCAGCATCCGTTCCACCAGATCGCGCACCGCCGTGTCGGTGAGCATGAGCGGCGTGCGCTCGGGGACACCGCCGCGGGCGACGAAGATGCGGTCGGGTGCGTTGATCCAGACCTCTTCGACAGTCGGGTCGTCGAGGTACGCCTGCAGGGGGCCGAACCCGGAGACCGCGGCGAGCACGTCGCGCACGCAGGCCGTCTCGTCGTCGACGGGCGCGAGGCCGCGCGCGAGGGCGAAGTCGTTGTGGCGGCGCACCTCTGCGCGGGCGACCTGGGCCGCGAACTCGGGGTCGCGGGTCGGATCCGACCGTTCCGCACGCAGCCGTTCCCGCACGCGCTCCGCCACGACGGATGCGACGGGGGCGGCGGCAGAAGTCACGCCTGCATCCTGCCAATTCGCTGCCGAGCCAGCCGAAAGTTATCCACAGATGCGGGCGGACGGCCGGCGCGGCAGGATGGAGGAACAGACGAAGGGACGAAGATGACCAAGACGGAGATGGCCCCCGCGGCGAAGGCGGGACTCGGCGTGCTCGGCATCGTGCAGGTCGCGTTCGCGTTCCTCGCATTCTGGGATCTCGCCCACCGCGACGCCGATGAGGTCCGCGGGCCCAAGGTCGCGTGGATCCCCGCGATCCTCGTGAACTGGATCGGTCCCGCGAGTTACTTCCTGTTCGGCATCCGCCGCTGA